ATGCGCCCTATGAATCAGGTTACCTTTAATACAACCGCTAGCGCCGGTGTTCAAGCTGACCATGTATTAGTGACTATAAATAAGCAAAGTACAAACTTTAAAACAGATTTTATTGCAATACTAAATCACGATATGGCAAGTGCTGAAGCAAAAGTGAGGGTTGGTTTTGGGAATGCATTAACTGACGTTGATGACGTTGATTTAGCTAATGCGGATAATGTTATGGCTAACGCCGTAGAGGTTTTAAACGCTGACACTATTAGTAGTAATATTGTAACTCCCGCCTCAAATGGTTCAACTATATTTACATTTGACGCAACAGATGAGCAGTACATTGGATTGCAATTTGAGGGAATGGGTGGTGCAGGTAATTTATTTAATGGAAGTAATAATTTAAAAATTGGATGCATAATAATTGGAGAACATTATACTATGCCGCACGCTCCTGATATGTCGCTTAAAAGAACAATAGTCTTTGATGGGGTTAACGTAGAAGAATCATTAGGTGGTCAAAAATATGCTAATGCATCTCATCTTGGCAGAAGATACGTTAACACGCTTAATAAATCTCCATTTTTAACTACTAGCTATGCATCTGGAGTTTATGGTGGTAGGATGATGTATGATTTGTCATTTAGTTATATGAACTCAAGCGATGTAGTTCCTACATCTTATGGGGATGAAGTCGAAAACTCAGACACTGTTATCGCTGATATCTGGAATAGAACAAAAGGTAATTTATTACCATTTATATTTAGCGGAGATTCAACATCTGCCGGTAATAAAGCTGAAACAAATTATTTATTTGCTAGGTTTGCTCAAGAAACCCTAACTATGAAACAAATGTCTAATGATGTATGGAACATTAACATGAAGATTGAAGAAGAATTTTAATAGTTGGGGGGGCGAAAGACTTAGGCGATATTTGAATATGTATAATAAACCTAAGGTATAACATTCTCTCGCCCCCTATGGAGCAAATAAGTAAGAACCAATTACCTAGACTTGCTCATTTGTAGTTGTATTGCTTGAAAGCAATTCTTTATAATTTCTAGACACAGCCAGGAATGTATTTAGTTTCTGCCACTTATCATCTGATAACTTTCTCTCCCCACTTAAGACAAGGCTAAGCATTGATGTCGAAATCTTTAATTGCTTAGCTATAAAAGATTGCTTAACGCCAGATTCTTTTATTTGATGTTTAATATTTTTAAGCATAGTTAATTTTTGCATTTATAGGCTCATCCCATTCAGCGATGACGCATCTTTCAGCTAGGAAATTTAAAAAATGGCTCTCATCTTCGAATCGCATTTTAGAGTTTCTATGGAATTTATGCAAACGCTTATTTACAGATTCCATATATTCAGCGTTATTTTTACTATTAGTGTCAAAAGACTTCCTTCTCAATTTTTTAACAATCTCTATAGCTGTTCCTTCAATTTTATTATCATCAATAATAACTCTCCATTTTACATTTAAGTTTTTATCGACATTAAAATATCCGCTATAGACAGGATTAGACATTTCTAACACACTAGGGCGAGAAGCTACATAAAACTCCGCCATGCCCCTAATATCGTTCTTAATCATGCCGTCATTACTCATCTTCTCTAGTTGAAATTCAAAAGACTCTGAAAGGTAATGCTCAGGAACTCCTTCTAAATTTCTTATATTTTCTAATGTCGTTTGTGACACGTTCCAAATTTCACCAATGATTAAGCTAGTCTCTTCCCCTGTTTTATTGTAGAAGTCTTGTAAAACAGCAACTGGAACATTGCGCTTATGAGTTATGTATGGAAACCATCCATTAGAAAACATATAATAATTTGGAAGCGTTGTCCTCCCGACAAACTCTGAGTTTTTAAGCAACACATTATTATAACCACCAGTCTTTAAAGTCCCATAAACAAATACATATTTATTTTTCATTATTTACTGCTCCTATATTTAATTATTGTTGAGCCATCACTAGCTACTTCTTTTTTAAACATACTTAACTGGTCTCTATATGAGAATCTAGGAACAAACCTTTTTGTAGTGTGTCCATAAGCTGTTTTAGGTTTTTCGTATGCCCCTATTTTATCGTTATAAATCCTATTATTATAGATAGGCGCTTTTATTTTAACACTTGCCTTTTTATACCTTAATGTTCTTGAGTCTATTTCTATTAATGTATTTTTTGCAATAGGAACATGCTGTAGATTTCGCACTTTAGACTTGCGGACAGTACCTACAGTGCTTCCATATAGAAAAGCGTCATATTCGCGCGAATAATAGCACTCAAGAGGATTATTTCCTTTATATAGATATACAATATTGGGATTATCTGTACTAACCCAAACCATTGATACTCTACCCTGAACCTCTGGCAATCTATTAATTATAAAATCCTTAATACCATCAGCGGTTGCGAACATACGGAACAAAACCTCGCTATCTACCTCAGCAAACCTATCCATGTTAAATTTGCTGAACAATTCTTTGTGGTTTTGTACTGAGCCATTATGGGTTCCGATTACATCCTTCGTTCTAATCGGGTGGTTGTTTGCATTATTATGTCTGCTACCTAATGTACCGAATCTAGTATGCCCCATTATTATTGACGTTGTGCCATCTACAAGCTCTAATGCGCTAACTGTATCCTTTTTATATACGAACTCACTTGCCGCAACTGGGGACTTGTGAATCATAAACTCAGTTGATGAATCTACTATAGCTAATCCAGTTGCATGGTTCCCGCGTTTTTCAGCCTCTATTAACATTCTACAAAACCCTTTGGTTAAGTGGGCGGTTTGATTTACCGCCCTATCTTTTTGTTTTAACACTATGCCTGCTAATCCACACATATTAAACACCCTCCATTACTAGTTCATAATTTCTATGCCTAGTGTATTCACTTTCTCTTCTATTAAACTTTGTAAAGGTAGTCTTCATCCAAGTATTAGCGCGTTTGCCTCTTGTGTCCATAGTCTTATTAACTCCAAGCGCTTGTCTAAATTTTCCCATTCCAGCCCTACCGCCTACAACATATTTAAGTGATACGCTTCTTTTGGATTCTACAGCGTTTAAAATCATTTGTGTTACGACTATCCAATTAGTAATCTTATCTGCATTTATTGTACCTTGATGATATCTGAACTCTACACTTCCGCGAGTAAAAACATGATTAAGATTTAAGCCACATGCTCTCATTCTTTGCATTCTGTTCTGTATTGATAAATCCTTAACGGCTTTTTTGACCTCTTTTTTAATTTCTTTATTTACATCTTTGTCACTTGCTATAAGGTCAGTTATTGGAGCGTCATCTACGTAGAAGAACTTGCGAACTGGTGTTGAAAAATGTCCGCCTATTCTGCTTGGAGACACTAGCTTATATATACAGTGTTCAAACTTCGCCACAAACTTTACCATCTTTTCAATATATGCCTGAGCGTTTTTTGCCTGAGCATCTCTAATTTGTTCTCTTACATCGTGGTGAACATGTAATCCGCAAGTTATGTTTACAGTACATCCAAGCAGTCCTAAGACATCACAAACTGTTACTATCTGTCGCAAGCCGATATTTCCATAAAGAATTGGACTTACTAGTTCGTTTCTACCGCGTTGAGTGCGATTGGTTGCCCCGACTGATGAATCACTTACTATCTTCCAATGGCTTCTAGTTTCGTGATTATAATTCTCTACCCTACAGGTCATTTGACCAAGAGACGACTCTTCAATCTTTCTAGCAATCTGCTCATTTGATATAGTAGCTGGTCTTGAATATTCAATTTCTACTCCAAAACCCCTATTTGTATTAAACTGACCTTTCATTTGTGAACTCCTTGTTGTTGTTGTTGTTGTGTCATTTGTCATACCTGAATATAGTTACCCTAAAAACACTTGTCAATAATATTTTACAATATAATTAAAAAAGATTAAATAATAGAGGGTATATATATAATGAGTATAAAATTAAGTTGATAAAAGTTTACAAAGTTCTTGCATTTAATACTTTAGTTGTATAATCTCAACCATGACAAATGAAACAAATACGGAGTTAAAAATGAGAGATTACAGAGTAACTAAAAGCAATCATAAGCATGGCGAAAAGCATATGTTTGAGGGTAAGGAATATGTTAGACTTTACATTGGTGGGGCTATTTTTGATAAAGAAACTGATACTACTAAAGCAGTAGCAGAGTTCAAAGCAGATACAAAGCTTTGGAAAAATAACAAGAAAGCGTATTTCAAAAAGTATCAGGTATAAGGAGTTAGTAACATGAAGCTATTAACTAAAAAGATTCTAAAAAAACTTCCTAAATTTTACGAAACAGAAGAAGTGGCATTAGCAGACAAAAAACTTATTGTTAAATTCTTTGACCCTTGTGGATTCTGGACTTGGTATGGTGTAGAATATGACTCAGAACAAGAAGTGTTTTTTGGATATGTTGAGGGCTATGAAAAAGAATGGGGTTATTTTTCTTTAGCAGAATTAAAAAGTGTTAAAACCGCCTTTGGTCTTGGGATTGAAAGAGATATGTATTTTAAAGAAATAAAATTTTCAGAATTAGGAGGTAAGTAATATGAAGAAATTAAATGCATTAGTTAAAGTTCAGCGCCTATTAAAAACAGGCAATACTATTCTTGCAACATTGGATTTTGATGTTAGCGCCTTATCAAAGAACGAGCGACCTAGGGAGCGCAGAATGGGAACTATTTTAGATATTGGATTAAAAAACGGTGAAATTGTAGTTGATTACCAGTTACTATCAGAGCAAAGAGACATAGATGGAAAGCTTATTTACAAGGTTTATGCAACAGCCGAAATGCCTACAGTGGAAAAAAGATGGTGTTACTTAAATCAAATTTTTCAAATTACTGAAGAAGATGGAACTATTTGGGAAGTAGATAAAAAACCTTATAAAATAACAGACCTAGCCTAGGGGGGAATAGATATGCAAGAATTACATTGGTATGCAGAAGTTGAGTACGACAATCCTGACAGTGATTATGACGTGCTTGTAGAGGATACGTTTGCTAGTTTACTAAGCAGATTAGTTGACGCAAAGGATAGAGGGTTTGACTCTTACCTTGGTTCATGTCCAAATTTAAGGGTTTTAGAGGTTGGCAATAAAGACGGGCAAGACCTAATTAGCACCTATGTTGCTCAGAAGTCAATAGGACAGAAAAATATTAAAGAAAGAAAACTTCAAGAAGGGGGAGATGATGCCCACCATAAAGTGGACTCCGCGTCATTTGTCAAGTCTCTCCCTTCTGCTTTTATATTAGACGCTGTAACTTTGTTTGAGGGCTTGTGGACGTGTACGGATAATCTTAAGCATCAGGGGGTTCAAGATATGGAGCATAGCTTACAAGAAATATCCGATAGGGTCTGGAGGTTTCAAGTAAAGTATACAGAGGAAATAGAAAGCATTAAAAAACATAGGGGAGACTAGCGTGAATATTTTTGTATTAGACCAACATCCTGAAACTGCCGCAAAAATGCAACATGACAAACATGTCGTAAAGATGGTGTTAGAATCAACCCAGATGCTTTGTAGTGCTTTTGACGTAATACATAAGCCTCCATATAAGCGGGCTTACTTTAATCACCCCTGTACAATATGGGCAAGGACTAGTGAAGATAACTACAGATGGCTGTTATTACATGGTTTATCCCTAGCCTATGAGTATAAGCATAGGTACAACAAAACTCATGCTTCACAAAAAGTTTTAGGTTGGTGTTGGAATAATTATAAATCGTTAATTGAGTTTCCACAATCAGGTTTAACTAAGCATGTGACCGCTATGCCAGATAAATACAAAGAAGATGATGCGGTAGCCTCTTATATAAAATATTACATAGGCGAAAAGCTAACCGGTGCTAAATATACTAATCGGGTAATGCCGCAAATTTTTTATAACACAATAAAAACAGGAGCGTTGTATGGATAGTAGAACAAAAAAAGAAAAGATAAAATCTCACCTTGAGAGGGGTTATAGTATTACTCAAAGAGATGCAATCTCATTATATAATGCTTATCGGTTAAGCGCTGTTATTTGGGACTTAGTTCATTACGATAATATGAATATTAAAAATCTCAGAAAGTCTGGTCATGCAAAATACAAGCTTGTTCCAGATGGTGAATTGGCGTTATAGGTCGTATTATGGAGAAAATAGAAAAGTATTTCATGTACTACATTACAATAGGTTTAATAATACAAATAATAAGAGGAGTAATAATATGGGTCAGTTAACAATGAGTATTTCTAAAAGACAAAGTAATACTGTTTTTGTAATAAAGCCATTAAGCAACATTGAAAACCTAACACCAAAAACGGACAATTTTAATAATATAGTATTTAAGGTTAATGCAAAAATGGTAAGAGGAACTTTGCAAAGTAAAGATAAAAAATATAGTGTCGAACCCGGCTCTAGCTTTGAATGGCAAATATCTAATGCCCTATATAATTCTATGAATGCGCAAGACTTAAGAGGCACTCCTAGGATTGGGGTTGAAATGCACGTTACACCAGATAGTACAAATTGGGTTGTTTGTGACATGGATAATGACTCAGCATTGCCTTGGGATAATAAAGAGGGGGTTACTGAGCAAGACGTTAATAAAACGGATGATACTAGCCAAATAAACGCGAATAACTCACTAACCTATGGATATAGAGATGTCAAATCTAGAGATAATCAGAGGTCGCTTGAAATTAAATGGGGAATGTCATTAAATAATGCAGTAAAGATTATTTGTGAGTCAAAAGATTCCAAGTTCTTTGAGGATATGGAGCAAGTACAGGTAGAGGTTAGAAATATGACACATCGAATAATGAATGTTGCAACCGGTCTTGATATTTGGCTCAAGGAAGAACAAGGAGATAAGTCCTTTAAGCACTCGATTGATGATGAGAGATTCTAATGGCTTGGGGTAAGTCTATAAAGAGGAATAAGTGGGATAAAGTATTTTCTGATTACATTAGGACTCGAGATAAATGGACTTGCCAGAGGTGCGGAAAATACTTTCCGGATACAAGGGGTAGGGGTGGCTTACATTGTAGTCATTACTTTAGCAGAAGGTCATATTCTACGAGGTTTGACGAGCTTAATTGCGAAGCGCTGTGCTATGGATGCCATTCCTATCTTGGTGGTCACCCGGAAAAGCATCGTGAACATAAAATTTTTAAATTAGGAGATGAAAAATTTAATAACTTAAAGAATAAAAACCGGGAAATCAGAAAGCGTAAAGAGTATGAGAATCCTGAGTTTTATAAATTTTTAAAAATGAAACTAAAAAAAGTTGAGGGGAATAATGGCGAAGGGGAGAATGATTAATAGGACAATAGCAATAGACCCTATTTTTAATTTATTAAGCATAGAGTCTCAGTGGCTATATATGAGAATGCTACCATTTATGGATGATTATGGTAAAATGACCGGTAATTGTTTTGAAATAAAATATCTTTGTATACCTTCAAGTCATGTCACGCCTGATTGGATTGGCGGACATCTAGAAGAAATGAAAGAACTTAAATTAATAGCGTTTGAGAATGACGTTTGTGTACAGTTCCTAGGGTTTGAGAAGAATCAAAAAATAGGACATAGGAGGGCTCAATCAAAATACCGAACCTTAATTGATGAAGAAAGGTTAGATAAGGTAGGTAAAGGTCAGAATAATATAATAGAAGATAATATAAAAAAAATTAATAAAAAGAATATATATAATACACCCACATTAATTGAGGTAGAAAAGTATTTTAAAGAAAAAGATATTCCAAATTATAAAGACAATGCTAATAAGTTTTGGTCACATTATGAATCTGCCAACTGGTTTCGTGGTAAAACCAAAATAAAGAAATGGAAGATGTGTTTAAAAAATTGGGATTTTAGCGAAACCAACGATAAGAAAAGGGGTTTTATTGATAAGTTTACAAAAACATCTGCTGGTTTTTATAAAGCGTATTGTTCTAAGTGCGGTAAAAAAGAGTTTCCAAATAACGAGTATCAGATTAGGAACGGCTCTAGTTGTTGTGCTGTAGAATACAAATCTAAAAAAGGGGATTGTAATGAAATTTGATAAGGTAGAATTAGTACCTAAGAGAAATGTGTTAGGGCAGATTACTCACTATACTTTAATAGTTGTAAAGCCTGACGATTTTAGCAGTGAGAGATTTGAGGAGATGGTTATGAAGTTAGCAAATGCTCTTTCTGAGTTTGAAATAAATATAAGAATAAAGAAGTAAAATGTATTCACACTGCCAATTAAAGTATAAAGACAAACCTGAAAACAAGGTTGGTGGAAGCTGTCCTTTTTGCGGAATATATAAAAAAGAAAAATATTGCGGAATAGCAAAAGGAAACAATAAATTATCTAACATGACAAAATGTCCATATAAACCTAAAAAAAGGATAACCACTCTTACCAATGCCTACAAAGACCTCTTTAAATAAAGCAGAAACTGTTCAAGTACCTCTGGCAGATTTAATTGCCGCAGAGTATAACCCTAGACAGATTACGGAAAATCAATTTAACGATTTAAAGGATAGTATCCAAAATTTTGGATTTGTTGAGCCAATTATTGCCAATGAAAACATAAATAGAAAAAATGTAGTGATTGGAGGTCACCAAAGAATCAGGGTTGCTGAATTTTTAAACATGAAATCTGTCCCTGTTGTTTATGTTAATTTATCTGAGGAAAAAGAAAAGGAACTCAATATTAGACTAAATGCAAACGGTGGAACTTGGGATTGGGATGTCATTGCTAATGAATGGGATTATTCGTTGCTAAGAAATTGGGGTTTGAATGTGCCTAATCCGACTTTTGATTATCCGGAGTTACTAGATGATGCGGCTGAAACGATATCTACTGAAAACGCTGGAACAGATAGAAGCGATTTTATCATTTCTATGTCAAAAGAAAATAAGCAAGAGTTTTTAGAAATAATAAATCGTATAAAATTAGATAGCGATTTAATTGACACAGAGGATGTTATTATGTTAATAGCTAGGTCTTATGCTTAGGTATTATTGGGAGGCTTTATTCAGCACAGAGTATTTTCCATACTGGGAATTTACTATGTTAATGATACTGGCTTTAAATATAAGTATGTTATTTAGGTTGCACAGAATAGAAACTAAAATGGGGGATAAATGATAAGTGATTGTTGCGAATCAAAAATAATTTACTCAGATATTTGTTCTTATTGTAAAGAACATTGTGAATCTATAAAGGAAGTGATAAGATGGAAGAATGGCAAAATGAAAAAGTAAATTACAGCTTTAGCAGTTGGGACAATCAACATGGATTACTTTATGATTATACCGACAATAGATTTCCTGTTGAATTGTTTAATCATACGACTAAAGGCTCAACTTATACCAGCGGAAACGAGTTAGTAGGGCATTATATATATATAAGATTTGGTGAATTTGCGCTATCAACAAAACAAAGAAATGACATTACGTTAACAGAGGGAATGTTTGCAAGTGTTGGTGAAATGTTTACTTTAACACAACATACTGAAGGTCAAGCAATGTTAATAAAGATACACAATGAAAAACCGTATTTTTACATTGGCGGACCAATAGAGCCTGAGGGTAGGCTAAAATATATAGATGGATGCACAGATTCTTTATTGATTTCACCAACTAAATTAGGAAAAAGTTGTTTTAATCATTTACATTTTCCTAGCGGCATAGACCAAACAATGCACACGCATCCGTCAATGAGGGTTGGAATGGTTGCAAAAGGTAGCGGTAATTGCATAACCCCGTTTGGCGAGATTGAGTTATACACAGGACAGGTTTTTATAATACATGAAGAAACCGGAAAGAGGTTTGAGGGTATTGATAAAAAAATGTATTTAGAAGGCTCGCATTGTTTTCAAACATTTGATGGGGAAATGGATGTAATAGCGTTTCACCCAGACTCTGACTATGGTCCACAAGACGAAGAACACCCTATGATAAACAGAACTATTGTAGATGGCGTGTCTGCTAAGTACATAGATGAAATTAGGACTAAATGAGCAAGAATTATGTCGTCTGGGGAAGTAGTAGAAGTTCGTATAAATTAAAAAAATCAGCAACCCACAAAACAAAAGATGCTTTTCGCGCGGACTCTGAAATTAGTTATTGCGTTAAGTGTAAGTGCTGTTGGGAGAAAACTGTTCTATATAGTGCCTATAGTGGTAACAAGGACACAGTTAATTATTATAATGACTTTGTCGCATATGGAAAACAGCGTAAAACTTGCCCTAGGTGTCAGTTAAAAAACAAAAAGGTCTCATAGAATGTCGACAAGAATAGGCAAGAAGAAACATCAGGAAACTAATGTATATGAAAAAGCTTTAGAAAGAGCAGAGTATTTATTTGACAATTATGATAATGTAGTAGTTATGTTTTCGGGCGGTAAAGATTCTACTGCAGTTTTACAAATATGCCTTGAGGTGAAAGAAAAAAAGAATATAAAAAAACCCCTTGAAGTTATATTTTTCGATGAAGAGTGTATACATCCACCAACAATTGAATATATGGAAAGAGTAAGTAAATTTCCCGATGTTAATCTTAAATGGTTCTGTTTACCGGTTAAGCATAGAAATGCATGTTCATATGATGAGCCTTGGTGGTATACTTGGGATAAGAATAAAAAAGACCTTTGGGTTCGGGACTTGCCAGAACAGGCAATAACTGAACATCCTTTATGGGTAGACGATGCGGATATAGATGTCGAATCGTTTACTAAAATGCTTTATGAGGGAAAACACTATGCAATCGTTTTAGGCATTAGAACACAAGAGTCTATCAGGAGATACAGGGCAATTGCTAGTAAACAGGGCGAACTTGCTTGGCTACAAGAAACTAAAAGAGCCATGAATGTAGAAAAAGGAAAGCATCGCTATATAAGGGCAACTAATGGTTACATTGTTTATGATTGGAGTAGCGAGGATGTTTGGAGATATGTATTAGAAAAAGGCTATGATTATAATAAAACTTATGATATATATAATAAGACAGAGCTATACAATTCTTTAGGTCAGCAAAGAGTTTGCCCTCCTTTTGGAGAAGAACCTTTACGAAGCCTTCATTTATACAGGGAGTGTTTTCCTGATTTATGGGAAAAAATGCTTTATAGGGTAGACGGTGTGGCTACCGCTATGAGATACGCTAATACTGAATTATATGGAACTGGTATGGGTGGAAGTACCAAAATAAGCGCAAAGCCCAAAGATAAAGATTGGCGACAGTTCTTTGATGTCATTTTGGATAATTATGATGGGGAACAAAAAAGACAAATGAAAGGTCAGGTCAATAAATTAATTAAAAGACATTATAATGTTACAGATGACAAAATACCAGACGAGAAGCCACATATGATAAGCGGCGCAAACTGGAAGTTTTTTACTAAAATTTTATTAAAGGGCGATTTAAAAGATAGGCAAGCTGGTTCAATGCAAATCTTAGGTAACGCTGAAAGAAGGAAACAGGGAGTTTCAGATGAGGAGGCATTTGTAAGATATGGCAAAAAGCAATAAGTGCGATAAACAGCCAATTAGCGCGGTTAAATGGGAATCAAGAGATATACTTAAACCTAATAATTATAATCCTAATAGAGTAGCCCCTAAGGAATTAGAGCTTTTAAAAATAAGTATTATAGAAAATGGTTGGACTCAGCCAATCGTTGCAAATATGAACAAAGAGATAGTCGATGGGTATCACAGATGGACAGTTTCTGCAGATGAAAGAGTGTCAAGCCTCACTAATGGTCTTGTTCCAGTTGTTTATTTAAAAAGAATGGATAGAGTTACTACTCAGATGGCAACAATACGACACAATCGAGCTAGGGGAACTCACCTAGTATTGAATATGGCTGAAATAATAAAAGAGATGGTTAAAGAAAAATGCTCAATACAGGAGATTATGGGTAGATTACAGATGGAAAAAGATGAGGTTATTCGGCTTGCAAATAGAGTTGGAATACCTCAAAGTGACTTAATAAGGGACACAGAATGGTCAAAGTCTTGGGTTCCGGTTTCAAAAGCCGAACTAGAAAAAACAAGTTAAAGCAAGATGAATAATACTGGTAAGGGTGGGTTTAGTGACAATCCGCATAATATAAACAAAGAAGGTAGACCTAAAGGGACTACCAGTATTCCTGATTTATTAAGGCGTATTGGTAGCGAACCTGTTCCTGATGAATTAGCGGAGGCACTTAAGGAAAAATTTAACGCTGACCTAAGTCACTTAACAATGCAAGAGGCTGTTTTAAGAAGTACGTTTGCATATGCTGTAAGCGGCAAGGCTTGGGCTGTTCAATTTATTGCCGATAGAATGGAGGGTAAGCCAGCTATGGTAATGAGTATAGAAACACACGAGCCTGTCCAGTTAATTAAAACGGGGGTTCCTTTATTAGATGAGTAAGTCAATGGATACAGTTTATAGCATAGATGATGATTTAGGTATATCTAGGCATTACCCTAAGGTTTATTACGTTGTCAACCTAGAGGATGGGTGTTATTACGTGAATAAATATTTATGGAAAAGATATAATTACTACTTAGGCGCTTTATAGGTGTTTAGAATGTCTCCAGTAATGGAAGAAATTGCGCTTCATCCAGCTAGATTTAAAGTTGTAGTGGCTGGAAGAAGATTTGGAAAAACCTACTTAAGTCTGATGTGGTTATTAATGGGTAAGCTAAAACCTGATGAGCGAAGATGGATTATACTTCCAACGTACAGACAGGGCAAAATGGTGGCTTTTCCTGTATTGAAAAAATTAATACAAAGCTCGCCGTTAGCTCATATCAATGAGTCAGAATTGCGATTCACTATTAATAATTGTGAGGTAGCAGTAAAAGGCTCTGAGGATTCATCTAAATTGAGAGGCTCACACTTAGATAGGGTTGTATTAGATGAGTACGCTTACATGAAGCCTAATGTTTGGGAGGAAGTAGTATACCCCATGATGACCACTAATCCGAAATCAAGTGCTTTATTTATAGGGACTCCAGATGGTTTTTCTAATGGGTTTTATGATTTGTACTTAAAAGGACAGGGTGGGGATAAGGATTGGAAGTCTTGGCAATTTACTACTATTGATGGTGGCTGGGTATCTGAGGAGGAACTAGAAAGAGCTAAAAGAACAATGGATGAGCGAATTTATAAACAGGAATTTGAAGCATCCTTTGAAACTGCTCAAAATAGATGTGCGTATAATTTTGATAGGAAAACCCATATTATAGATAGTCATGAGAAATCACCAACCGCTTATATTGGTATGGATTTTAATGTTAGTAAAATGACTGCTGTGTGTGTTTATGAGTATTCAGATGGTACAATTCATTATTTTGATGAAGTGATATTGCGAAATTCTAATACTGAGGAGATGGCTAAGGTTTTAAGAAATAAATACCCAGATATTGACACCGTTTACCCAGACCCCGCTGGTCAAGCTCGCTCAACAACTAGTAATCGTAGTGACCATGCTATATTAAAAGAAAACGGTTACTTTGTAAGAGCAAGAATAAAGCACCCAAGCCATAGAGACAGGTTGAATGCTTTAAATAGGAAGTTATTGGATGCTGATGGTAATATTAAGATGACAATAAGCCCAAAATGCAAAGAATTAATTAAGGATTTAGAACAATGTGTCAGAGATGTTAAAACTGGCGGTATTCAGAAGATGGATATCGAAAGAACTCATGCGCTTGACGCCTGTTCATATTTAATTGAATATAGATGGCCTGTAAAATGGTTAAGGGCAACTTCTATAAATTGGTAAAGGGGGAAAACTAAGAGGATTGTATGTATAACATTGGTAAAAGCGTAAATTCGGTAGTTATACCTGACTTGGTAGAATCTACTATCCTTGAGTCTATTATTAAAGCTCAGGAGAATGATGAGAGTGAATTAGAGGCGCAGAAAAAAACCGCAATAGAGTTTTATTTTAATGACAACTTAGACGCGCACATTGAAGCTTGGTTTAGCGGTGACTCTCTTGGTCAGGTTCCAACATTTCCTCAGAGAATTGTTCCTAGATTTGCAAAATCAAGAATGATGCTATATAAAAAACCACCTAGTAGATTAATAAATGGGGAGGAGGATGAAATTTATAAGCAACTCACATATAAAATTAATACATCTACTAGAACATTTGCTGAGTTAGCTTGGTTATTAGGGTGTTGTCATATGAAATCTTGTGTTGATGAACACAGAAAGAGGATATACTACGAAATACTGCCTAATGTAAAAGAGTATTATATACAGGGTGAGACAGAGCCATTTGCCTATAGCTGGGAAATTGATAAAGATATATCTAAGAAATATTACGTTTTTTGGAGTGAGCCGAGAGATGGTTTACCGGGAATGCACTTTCAATTTGACCAAGATGGAAAACGAACACCGGTTTATGGTAACGAAGAAATGATTAATCCATATGGTATGAATCCAATAAGTAGAATCGAGTTTACTTCAAATGCTTACGATGTAGTAAGGGCGTCTGTTCATATTGGTATAGCAATGACAGAAATCGCATTAGGCGTCAGATTTAAGTTAGGGCAACCGGTATTTACAGGAATTGATGAAGGGCAAAGTAAAATAAAGTCTGGAATAGATAACGCTATAATTTTACCAGAGGGCGCATCATTTAATTATGTTTCACCTAGTGGAAGTGTTATTGAAATGATTGAATCGGTAAAGGCATTCGCAAATCAAACAGCAGAAAACAATCATTTAAGGATTAGATGGGGTGAATCGGGTGGTAATGTGCCAAGTGGTGAGGCATTGCGGATTTTGGAAATAGAGAACCTAGAGACTAGGGAATCAGATGAGGCAATGTTTAGAGAGTGGGAAAATTCAAGATATGCAATAGATAGGACTCTGGCTGAGGTACATGGATTAGGAAGTTTACCTGATAATTTTCATGTCGATTTCGGTGAAGTGACTTATCCAATGTCACCTAAAGAGGAAAGAGACTGGCTTGATTGGAAAATTGATAACGGAATAATGTCTCAAAAAGACCTATTGCTTTATTTTAACCCAGATATGTCTGCTGAAGAGCTTGAAAGTAAAATGAATGAGGTTCAGGAAGAAAAAAGAATTGAGAAGGAAAATTCTGCGCCGCCTCGACCAACTTTTGGGGGGCTAAGTAACCTTGGCGCAACTGGTTAATAAATACTTAGATAAAGTAGAAATTCTAAAGTTGAAAATGGCTAAAGATGCTGACAAAATCTTAGATGCTATTGACTTAGATGAATTAATGAAAAACCCTGAAGTTTATCTAGTTGAATTAGGTAAGGCTTTTATGGATAAGCACTCTAAGGATATAGAGAAGGGTTTTAATGAGGGTAAGGACTTTGCTAACGAGGTGTTAAAAAAATCCTAATGAGGGTTTCTGTAGAGAAGAAATTTGATTTATCTAAAATAAGGTTAGACTTATCTAAGCAAATTAATATGTTTGCTGATTCTGTAATACTTGACCATAAAAAAAGATTAAGTAATGGTCAAGACATACACGAAAAACCTTTTAAAAAGCTTTCGCCTTCAACAATACATAGTAAGCGCAATAAAAACCTCCCTAAGCCTAGAACTCCTTTATACGGAGAAGGTATAATGCTAAATGTTTATTCCGTTAAGAAAGCAACTAGGTCAAATCAGGAAAATATTATTATTCCACCTAAGAAAAGAAGTAAGGTCGCGGCATATCATCAGCAAGGTACGGGTCCATACACAATACGACCTAGAACATCTCGGTACTTAGGTCCATTATTTTCTTCTTCGGGGCAGAAGTATTTTGCAAGAGAAGTTAATCACCCGGGTTTAAGTAAAAGAGAGTGGTTTGGGATTACAAAAACACAGGAGAAGAAGGGATTACAATTAATTGAATTAGCTATTGAAAGATTATTGAGACGTGGCTGATATTGAAAATAGACTAGAAACTCTTGAGTTAATCATTGGCTTACATACAGCTACTATTGCTCGTAGAACTGCACTCGACTTAGCGCTTACTATAGACACTATGAGATTAACTGGGGCTGATGATTCCGTTATTAGGAATATATTACTTGCGGACTTAAAACAGGGAGGGGTAATTTTTGGAACATTTAGGAATGGTATTAAAAACACAACTGGCAATGCAATACAAATGGCAAGTACAGAGGCTTCAAGAAGTGTATTTGAAGAGAGGGGTGTTAAGGAGTATACTTGGATAACCGGAGGCGGAAATACTTGCCCTGATTGTTTACCTAGGCATGGAGAAGTAGCAACTTATGAAGAATGGGAGATATCTGGATTACCTAGGAGTGGGTTTAGCGTTTGTGGACTTCATTGTGGTTGTACCCTCGTTCCTTCCACATACCGGGGAGAAAAATTAGAAAAAGCATTATATCGCACTGAGCGAGTAAAAGAGTTAAGGAAAAAATATGCCTAAGATTGGAAAGAAAAAATACAAATACCCTAAGATGGGTTCTGGTAAAAAAAGAAGCAAGAAAGTTTATAAGAAATAGATTTTATAACAAATAAGAGGACAGGATGTCTGAAGAAACAAAAAAACAGAGCGTGGAAAATCAGCCAAAGGCTTACGTCGAACAGCCGGTGGTGGAGAAATCAACTTCGACAGAGGTGGCAACTAATAGCCAGAATACTGATATAGAATCACCCGACTATGGTCAGTTAGTACAGGAAAGTAAAAAGTACAGAAAGAGGGCGCAAGAATCAGAAGCGAGGCTTGCTAAGATGGAGAAGCAACGCGAATTAGATAGGCAAAAGCAAATGGAAGAGCAGAATCAATGGCAACAACTCGCTGAAGAAAGGGCTGTTAGACTTTCTGAGGTTGAGCCTATTGTAGAAGCGTATCAGAAGGATGAAGCTGAGCAACGCGAGAGGATACTTGCTGATTTTGAAGAGGGTGACAGGGAACAATTTGGTAGCTTATCGCTTCCACAATTAAGAGCCTTGCACTCTAAATTAATTAAAGTTAATGATAGTATTATCCCTACAGATAAAACCCCGGCTAGAGGAATTAATCCGACTAATAAAAAATGGACATCCATGACACAGGAAGAAAGACGAACAAACTGGGCAGATATCGTTAGGGGGTATGCTATGAAGAAATAGGAGTCTTAAATGGCTAATTATTATGGATTTACTGGTGATGTAACCCAGAAATCTGATATTGACGTTTTTGTTCCTGAATTATGGGCTGATGGCGTATATAGGTATTTTGAGAAACAGTTAGTTCTCAAGCCTTTTTTTGACGATTACTCAAGCTTAGTTCAGGGTCGAGGTGACGTATTACATATTCCTACGGTTCAGGAAGTAGCTAGCGCTGATAAATCTGCTAACACATCAGTAGATTACACAGCTAATGTTGAAACAGATATTGACTTAGCGATTGACCAACACAAATACGCTGCAAAGTTATTTGAAGATATTGCGATGGTTCAATCAAATGAACAGCTTTTTGATAAGTACGCTCAATCTATGGCGTACGCTCTGGCTAAAGCTGTTGATACTAAGGTTGAGGCGTTGTTGCAAACATTAGGAACTACTCAAACGCTTGCCGCTGATAACAGTATGTCTAATGCAGATGTGGAAACAGCTCTTGGAACTTTAATGGCGAATGATATTCCAGCAGATGAATGTGCTTTCTTTGTGAATCCACTTATCTATGCTGACTTGCTAAACTCTAAGGCTTTTGTTACAAATAATTCTGGCGCTGGCGTTGGGTTTGGTAACAATAACGCTGTAATGAGTACAGGACAGGTTGGTGAGCTTTTTGGAATCCCGGTGATGACATCATCACTTATTCCAACAACAACTTCAACTGGAATTGAAGCCGCGTATTTAGTCCATAAATCTGCCATTGCTGTGGCAGTTCAACAAGATATTAGAGTGCAATCGTCTTACGACGTCTCATATCTTGGAACAAAAGTGGTCGCTGACATAATTTATGGCGCAGTAATCACTACTTCAAACCATGTTAAAGGGATTGAGTTTTTAAATCCTTAAACTGAAGTAATAATTTTGGGGGTAGTTAATTCTGCCCCCATTATTAAAAAGGAAGATTTATGATAGTATTAAAGAAAGGCAGTCACTATACGCACACAGAAGTACCCGAAGATGCTTATAAAATGATGCAAGACGGCTATGAATTAATTAAAGGTGCTAGTGTATTGGCTAAAATGAAAAAACAGCAAAAACCAAAGAAAAAGCTATTTAAAAAGAAAAAATAATTTTCAAATATGGCTCGTTCATGGTTTACCATTAACCTTAGAGATTAGGAGAATCAATGGCAACTTCAAAT